ATACAATAATCACCTTGGTAGACTTACCAGATGAAATTGTAGGATACACAGAACTGAAGAAGTCTGATGCTACGTTTGTTGGAACGAATGCAAATTCGTCTAGGAATATCATGTTGAATGAACCACCACGAACAGCACTAGAAGATGTAGAAGATGCAACAATCTTAGAACCGTTCTCTAGTTCTAGTGAACCTTTGTTCCAAGACATAACTCCCTGTTGTAACCACTTAGGTAGGTTCTCATATGCAAGTTGTAGTCTACCAAGAATGTCTCGTGCAGTCGATGCCTTGTTGGCAAGGATTGCAACATTCATACTTGGATTGAATAGAACGTAATGCAGAATATACGAAACCATAGTCGTGGACTTACCAGACTGTCTCGGCATTCTACATATAGTGAAACGATTGGAATGAATAGTTCCTACCATATCCTTTTGGAATGGGAACATTGTAAATGGTACAAGTCCTTCATCCAAAGATACAATACGAATGTAATTCTGAATGAAGTGCAATGGGTCTTCCATGCACTTCTGATATTCAAGAATTTGTTCCTTAGTCCACTCTACAGGAACATTAGATTTTTTTAGTAGTGGATTTCCAAGGTAGTGTTCATAATCTGACATAACTGAGAGTTATCTAGCCTCAGAATACTTGTGTTGGTCTTCAGCAATTGCCATAAACATATATGTTTGCCCAGCAGCATTTACTTCACCACCACTTGTTCTTAACTTAAATCCTGTAGTAGTAAAATCTAAAAAGTTACCAGCAGTTACTTCTGCAGCATTGCTGTTAGAGACAAGATACTTTTTGAGTTCATTATTAGGTTCTCTTTTATTATCTAAAAGATACCAACTACCAGTGTTTGTTATACATTTAATCAAAACAAAAGCAGGTTTGAACCCACACTCAACAAATGCTCCAGCGGTAGCACTAGATGTACCAATATAAGCGCCAATTTTACTGAACCCAGGCACAGAATGCCAGAAGTATCCAATATAATTTACATTGTTAACATAATTATAAGTTCCTATAGTAAACACATTAGCATTTGGAAAAGTATTATTAAACATTGAACCGTCAGCAGATTGAGCATGATTTCCAGCAATGTTTTGATAATAAGTACCATTTGCATGGTTTTTATGGTGAACCGACCATACACGAGCATCTCTACCCTTTAATATCATTAGTTCAGGTGTTTGACTTAGGCCATGAGGAAGAGTTTTGATAGCGCCAGTACCAGTCCAACCAACAATACTAAATCCTGCCTTTGTATTGACAGACATTTTTTTCGGATACAGTGTAGGAGAACCAGATGGTGTGTATGAAGATTGAAGTGAACCGTTTAGAGCCACACTATTTGCAGTCATGGCACCAGATGTATTTGCGTTGTTAGCAGTTGGAGTTCCACCAGCTTTCCAACCCCATGCAACATAAGTACCACCATTGTTAACAAACAAATCATTATTAGCTGTAGTAAAACCAGTTGCAGTAAAGACTGTGCCATTTGCTTCTGAACCTTCAGCGGTATTACCGTCTGAAGATAACCATGTATTAATATCTGAAACATCATCAATTAACCAGTTATTTTGAGCATTAGCTCCTCGTTTTTTGCCCCATACTAAATTAGGCTTAAACCCTAGAGTATGGTCTGCTGGAGAACCAGTACCAGTATAAAGCACAGTATTGAAGTAATCTTCTGGTCTATCATCTGAACTAGTATTCACTGTACTCTCTGGCAAGTTCTTAGAACAAAGCGCAAGGTGTCCAGAAGGCACTGCGTACTTAAAGTTTCCTATACCATTACCGTCAGCATTTGCTGCAGCAGTAGTATTTCCATCAAAAGTAGAATCTTGTCCAAAGTTGACAACATTATTTTCATTAACCACTCCTCTTGTATAAGGAAGATATTGTTTGTTAAAACCTAAAGTGGTCATACCTGTAACAGTTGATGTCAAAGTTCCATTTTTGAAGAATTTTACTGTACCATTGTCTAAGTCATAAGCGATACCAATAATATCTCCATTAGCATAACTTGCACCATCATTATTTTTAGAACCACCAGCGGTTGTAGATACTGTACCAGTATTTCTGTAAATTACAGCATCAGACCCATTTGCGTCTATATCTCTCTGACCACCAATACCAACTGTTGTATTTGAACCTGTTGCAGTCATGTAAACTTCATAGTACCACTTTCCAGAAGTGTTACTTATTGTTCCAAAACTATAAGTTTGGTTTCCACCAGCGTTAGCGTATGATGCTTTAAGATTACCCTTTGTAAATGTTGGAAGAGTTGAAGTAACATCTCGTCTTAGAATTAATGGATTATATGTGGCAAAGCTATTGGTTGGCGAGTCTGGAAAGATAGCTCTTGCATTGATACTGCCAGGTGTTAAATCATTATTGTTACCAGAAACATCGTTACCAATATCTGCACTATTAGCGAAATCTAATTTGAATCCATTATTACCATATGTTCCAGAATATGCCTTAGGCGTCCATACACCATAATATTCTTCAGCAAAAGCAGTTGGTGCAAGCGCCTGACCATCAATTAGATGAATATCTGCGATGTATCCATCTAAAGGTCTATTAACACTGGCATGTTTACCAATATAAAGGGCGTTACCATTCTTAGTCCAAGGCAGAACATCATTTTGCGATATATTGGCATATGAGCCAGGAAGGGCAGTTCCATTAACATAAACTACTACCTTGTTATTAGCTGGAGAAGCATCTGTTGTATCCCAAACTACTACTATATGCATCCATGCCGATGTATCTCTATGCACTGCTGTTCCAGTAAATGGCGTATCACTATATCTACCAATAGACATGACATCGTTATTATTAAATTTTATATCCATATGGCCAGAGTTATCTGAGCCTGTGCCAGAATGAAACCAATATTGAGCTTGGCCCGTGCCGTTGGTAAGGATACCTCTTTTTACCCAAGCAGACATTGTTCCTCGTGTACCATCAGTTGCATTAGTACCCCAAGTTTTTGTTAAACTGGAATTATCGGAATATACTAATCTCAAACTTTTATTAATTTGCGTTGCATAGATAGGACGAAGAACAATCAAATTAAATGCACGAGCGTTTGTTTGATTTTCATCATCAGTTGCAGTAACAGTAAAGTTGAAAGTCGTAGTTGATGTCAAGTTTACATTAGGAGTTCCAGTTAGTTGTCCATTTCCTGAACCCAAAGAAACACCAGTTGGTAATGCACCAGAAGTAACTGAATATGCAAGTGTTCCACCGTCTGGTTCTGCGGCAACAATAGTAATTGTTGACATTGCAACATCTTCTGAAACAGAACCTACGTTACCAGCGGCAGTAGAGAAAGCAGGCACACCATTATAGGAAATACCATTCGATAGTGTTGCTTGAAGTCCGTTTGTATTTGTTACTGTAACATCATAATCTCCAGCAGTCTTTGCCGGTGTTGTAAATGTAATAGAAGTTGAACTAGCAATAGAAACAGAAGTAGCAGAAGTTCCACCGATAGTCACCGTTGCGCCTGCCTTAAAGTTTACTCCAGTAAGAGTTATTGTCTCACTACCAGCAGGGTTTGCACCAGTTAGAGAACCAGCATATGCAAGACTACTAAGAATTGGAGGACTATCGATTGCCTGCCAAGAGTTAGTTGCAGTATTCCACTGTTCTAGTGTTCCTATTGTGGTATTAAATCTCATATAACCAGCAGCAGGACTGCCAGGACGTTCAGCGGTTGTACCATGAGGTACACGAATAAACTGGCCATCGAAATCTAAGTCGTGTGCAAGTTTAGGACTAGTAATACTGTCTGCACCAATTGCCGTTTGTTTAATTCTTGTTAATGGCATATCTATTTCCCTTTTAACATCTTTTGCAGTTCAGCAGTTGAACCAACAAATAATGCATTCGTTACATTCTTAGGTGCAGAGTTAGGAACTTCTTTGAGTTTCTTCATCTTACCCTGTAAGTCACCTAGTTTCTCTGTAACCTCTGCGACCTGTTTAATTAAATTCCCAGCAACTTCATAACTGCGTGGGTGTTCTGATTCTCTTGCGAGGTCTAGGATACCATCAATTGCATCCTGTCCTCTTTCAATCAGATTATAAAAGTTTTCTCTCTGATATTTATAATCATTATCTACGTCTTCTTCATTCATTTTTGTTTCAGGAACAAGTACAGGTTTAGGTGGAGATACATCTTTAGTTACATTCTCCACGATATCTGTTACACCTAAAACATTATCTATAATATCAGTTTGTGACATTTCATACCTATGGGGCAGTTGGCCATGTTACGTCATCAAGTGAATTTGCGTCATCTGTGATATCTCTAAGTGCTTGTCTGTAAGCAGTCTGTGCATCTGTCATAGTCAAGTCTGAACTTGCCCACCAATCAGTTGCAGCAATCAATCTGTCTCTTTCTGCTCTTAAAGCAGCAAGAGGTTCTGCCGCAGTTAGTTCTGACTGTTTAGTTTGTACTTGTGCCCAAGTAACACCCCAATCAGTAGAGTTGTCTGATTCGATTGCAGAACCATTATCGTCTGCACCTGTTACCTTACGGAACATTGCTCCAAATTCGTCTGCGTTTTCTGGTTCGCCTCTAAGAACCCATTCTGTGACACCAAGAGCACTTAGTGCGTCTGATACTGTTGCCATTATTTTTTCTCCTGTTTAATCATTTTATTGTGCAATTTCCATGACAGTAATTCTTGATGGCCCACCACCATCATTTACACGGGGCGTGTTAGAAATACCTACTGCTTTTACTTGAATCTTATAATTAGTAGAACTTGTTGTTCCAGGCGAATCTAACTTAGATACATTAACCATAGCAGATGAGTTATCTTGCCAACCATGTGCTCTTGCTGCTTCCACAACTTCAGTTGAACCTCTCATTACTCTTAAAGCAATAAATCCAGTGCCGTTCATATAACAATGCACATTTGTCATTACAAATATTTTACTTGTCGCAAATTTTGGTGTTATTGTTACGGACAATCCAAGGTCAAAATAACTTGTAGCACTAACATCCGTTTGGGTATGAAACTCAGCTCCTTCAACCACTTGAACTACAGTGCCAGGCACTGCAAGTCCACCCTCATCAGTCACAACGAGTTTCTTACCAGTAGGAATTGTAATCGTTGTACCAGTTGCAGTGTTTAGATTATTTACTAATAAAGTACTCATACTGATATCTCCGTCAAAGTAATCGTAGTAATACCACGCAAACTAAAATTACCAGTGTCGTTGTTTGGCATTTTGTTTATTGAAGTAACATCACCAGAATGGTCACTTCCACATTTAATTTTATATACAGTTGCACTTGTTGTTGCTGGGGAGTCAAGGAAAGTGCCTGACATTGTTCTCATAATGTAAGGTGAATTTGATTCATCTTGGTTTGAGTCAATAGACATAAAAACTCTTGAAACTGAACCAGTAGCATCACCCAAAGCAATTTGTGTACTTCCTCTGAACAATTTACATCCAGCGTAACGGTGTGTATTACTAGCATTTACAGTAACTTGTACTAAAATTTTTGAAGTATTATATTTTGGAGTAATTGTTGCCGATAAAACATCTGCATATGCTCCACTAATTGCCTGTGTATCAGTTTTTTGTGCTGATACAACTTGTAATGAGGAACCAGCAGCCAACTTAACATTTGCTGCTGTAGTTGCCCCTACGATAGTGTCTACTGTTAATGTTGATGCCATTCTCTATCTCCTATACGATTGTCAAGTTACCACTAACAGTGAGAGTGATATTGTTTGCGATTGACAACGGGCCTGCTGCAAGAGCATTATCCGTTGATGCGATTGTTACGTTTGTATTTAATTCTTGTTCGTGAACTCTGAAAATATCTTTTTTACCATTCGTGGTATCTCCATTAAGAGCTCCACTTGCATTGTCTCCTTGAAAAGCACCAGCACCCAAGGTAACACTACTGTGAAATTTTGCAGCGGTTATTGCACCGTCTGTGATTTCAGCAGTTGTAACTGAGTTGTTCGCCAAGTCATCTGCAACGATAACATCTGTTCCAATACTTCTTGATATAATTTTTCTAATTGCCATTTTTTATGTCCTATACACTATAACTGTAACCGTATTTCATTGAAGTAACATTATATTGATTTGCTGAACCAGAAGACATCTTAAACCCTGTGATGGGTTTATTAGCCCCTAGAGCACAGTGTGCCATACTACCACCAGAGTTGGCAGTGTTACTCCCAAAGTTATAACCTTGACCTTCCATCACCCAAAGATTTGTTGCTGGGTCAATTAACATACAATTAATAGCAATGTTGTATGAACCAGCATAGTATCCAATTGACATCTTTGCGGCTTGGTTTGCGTCACCAGAACCAGAATTTAGATAGTGACCATTTCCAGTTGTATACCTAAACGCAGAATCATATCCCCCATCAGTATAACCATCAGCTGATTTAATACTAAAATGAATATAATTATTTGTTAAAACAATCAAATTAGAAATGTATATTTTAATATATTTAGCCCCGCCAGAAAGTGCCGTTCCAGTTAAATCTGTTTCAAATGATGATGCTGTTGCACCAGCAGAAGATGTTAATCCATTAACAATGACATCACCTGTACCTGTCGGTTTATTAACAAAACTGACTGTACCATTGGAAGCCATAGTCATTGCACTAGTTCCACCAGTGTGAGCGATTGTATCTACTTTTAATGTACTTGCCATATCGTTTTTCCTAAATTCTTTATACTATTTATACGTCTGTACCAGTCTCAGGGTCATAAGTTTTCGCATCTTCAAAGAAACTTGTAGTCTCATTGAAACCGAAATTATCATCATCAGGGTCAAACTCTGTTGCGGCAGCATTTGCTGGTGTAGGTGCAACGGTATATCTCTGTTCCCTTGCAGGCGCATTAACAGCGGTATCTGCATATTGGTCAACTTGTACAGTACGAATAACATTGGTAGATGTTATTGGGCCGTATAGATAATACTTTGCAGTAAAAGAAAGTGTGTAAACAATACTTCTTCTACTTGTGAAGTCACCCTCATAATCATCTTCATACCCAATGCTGTTCAGTACGATTGGAACATCACGAATGATATCCAACTCTGGTATCTCTTTCATTGTTACTGTATATTCTGGTTGAAAGATAGGTAGAATTTGTTCTACGATTTGTAGAGCATCATCAGAGTTCTTTGCAAGAACATACAACTCAAAGTCAACATTGTAAGGAACAGGCATAAAACCAGATTTCAACTGACTACTATCTGTACCATCCAATACTTTCTTTGCTTTAATAATCTTATTCTGTTTTCTAGTTGCATCATAAGATAAACCAGAAATCTCAAAACCAATACGAGGTAGCGTTACTGCAACCTTCTTTGAAAGATTTGGGTCTTCAGTTAGTCTTGATAACCACTTCTGTTTCGGCCCATACGCAAGAGGAACTTTCATTGTCTGTACGACATTACCACTTGCATCTTTCTTTGTTAATTGAATTTGGTTGAAAAGTGTACCAAATGCAACTACTACGTTTCTCGTAGATTCGTTATAAAAATATTGTCCAATCATAATTATTTCATCCCAGCATCACCGAATGGATTCTTTTCGGTAAAGTCTAATATATTATCGTCTGCAAGTTCAAAATCATCATTCTGTGAATTCTCATCAATCGTTGCGACATTATAAGTTTCTAGTACTATATAGGAAGACGCTGCTGAGTCCACAGAATTCTCCAGTACAATAGCACCAGTTCCAGTTGCAGTTTCCAAAGATAGTTGATGTGATAACATATCCAAAGAGTTATTGTCCTCAATCGCATCAAGTTCTGCAATACCTGTGTCGATAACTTCTGAGGCGTATTCAAATGTCTTACATTTTAGTTTGTAAGTTGGTAAATTTTGTACTGCATAGAATGGGTCATCATGGTCAACAAAAGTAATCTCAAATAATTTATTACCCTTTGGCCAAAAAATCAAATCACCCTCATTCGGGCGAGAGGAAACTAACAGATTATTATCCACTGATATAAACTGTTCCCATCTTCTTCTTGCAACCGTGAATGTTGCATCGTCCTGTATATCTAAACCAAACTTAGACATGAGTTCTTTTTCACCCTCATATCCGTCTACATTATCAACGTACATTTCAATCATGTAAGCATCATCGAATGAAGAACTATTGTCTTCACCAAAGATGTTATCCAAACCAGCAGTATTACGAGGAAGATAATAAACATCTTGCCCATAGATACGCAACTGCTCTATCATCAAATCTTCATAGAGCGCCTGTTCTGGTTTAGTACCTGTATCAAAATATACATTAGTTGGCATAGTTTAACCTATCATATGCATCGGAGGCAACTCGTATGCAAGTTGAATTTGTTCTTCTAATTTATTCAACTCCTCTTGTGCCTGCGTGTAAATTTGTTCACCGTTTAGTGCAACTCCACCCAACATTTGAATTCCTTGAAACTTAGAAAGGTTTGCACCCCACTGTTGTTTGATGAGTTGTGTTGCGTATTTCTTTAAGAATATATCATCCCATACATCAACAAATGTTGCTGGGTCTAGTTTACGATAACATTCAATAATGATATAATCACCATCTATAAAATCTGATTGGAAATCAGCATCCATATACAATCTATTCTGGTGTTGGTTGTGACGTATTGCAGTCTCACCAATAAGAATATGGTCTAGAAAATCTAGATGTTGCATAGTCATTTCATAGTGCATAACAGAAGTTGAACTGAAATCATATAAGTCATTTAGTCTTAACTGATATCTAACATCAAACATATTTAATGTTGACTTATCTGTCATAGGGAATACTTTAACCACAGACATAACACTAGAAGGAACAGGAATATAGTTCTTCTGTTCTTTCCATACTGCTGTTGTTGAACCATCAACGTCTGTTGCAGTTGGTAAGGTTGTGTCTGTTCTTGACCTGTCAATGTCTGCTTGAGACATTTGGTGTTTTAGATATACTCTCTCAATTCCATCATAGTGGTATTGTGCGAAGTACTGAAGTGCTTCGTCAATTCTGTCTTCTACTTGGTCTGGGTCAACATTGATTTCAATCACAGGTTTACCTAGTGCCCTGAGACAGTATTCTTTGAATGTAGCCCTTGTGTTTGGTGTTGCCATATCGTTTATCCTTTTGTACTATTTATAACACTACCCAAGAGCAATACCCATTGCAATCGCAAAACCCTGAGTGGAACCGGCAGCAGTCTGCACAGAACCGTCACTAAATTCTATTCCTGTTGAACTCACAACAACTTTACCTGAACCATTTGGTGTAAGGTTGATATCTCTATTGGATGTTGATACAATACTATGTGTTACAACATCTAAGTTGCCCCCAAGTTGTGGAGAACTGTCATCAGATACATTCTGAATACCAGAACCAGCAAGTGAACCAACTGAAGCAAATGCAAGATTACCTGAACCATCTGTTTTAAGAACTTGTCCAGAGTTGCCGTCTGCGACAGGATGTGACAGACCGTCAATGATAACTTTACCAGAACCGTTTGGTGTGATTGTAATATTTCTATTTGAGGTGGAAACAATTCCGTGTGTGACTACATCCAAGTCGCCTCCAAGTTGAGGAGTTGAATCGGCAGATAGGTCTGTAGACCCAATATCACTTGTCAATGCGATAGTACCAGCACCGCCTGGAATTGTATGTCCGTTTAGTGTACCAGATAATGTAGTATTACCAGCAACACTAAGTCCTACACTGTTTAGAAGTTGTAGTTCGTTTGATTTCTGTCTACTGACAATCGTGAAAGAACCATTTCCTTTGACAGCAGTTTCGATAAGTCCATCTTCAGTTCCCTGTGATGCATCAGTAATCTTACCAGTAACCTTTGCATATATCTCATCACCACCACCATCGTGTCTACCCTTGAACTGTAGTTGTCCAAGATAATCTGCATCGGCAGGAGAAGAACTATTTCTATAGAGAACAAGTTCAGGCCCAGCGGCAGAACCAGCATCGGTATCTGTTATGGTTATATCACCAGTAGTAGAAATGTTACCAGTACCAGTAATGTTTTGTGAGTTTAAGTCGAGTGCGCCACCAAGTTGAGGCGAAGTATCTTCTACAACATTGTTGATAGAAACTGCTTGTGCTCTTGCATCAGTGTAATAAAGATTTGTTGAACCTTCTGAAAGATTATCAGTATCTTTTGCAGTAAAC